CGATATATGGGTTTTAGTAAAAGGTTAGGATAATGAAAGCTGGATCCTCAGAAGCGAGGAGCTAACTAAAACTAAAAATGAAACACACACTTTTATAACAGGAACAACACACCCACTTGGGATGTGAAAACTGTTATAAGTTTTACAATCTTATTCTAAAACGCTAGGGTATTAGAGTGGGTGTTTCAGTATCTGGAAAACATTTATGGTCCAGAACTGAAGACTAACTATTTATAATTAACTGGTGTAAACGGTGAATTGTAATCCGGGGTAGTCAAAATTCGGATAAGAGTAGGAGGGACGGGAATAGCCAATATTAGAAGTGTCACAATGAACGGTAATTTTGATATTTTGATCTCCTGATCCAAAAGTTGATCCTGTTGGGGTCGGAAAAGCCAGGACGATGTACCCAAGTTGGGGAGGTGCTGGATCTATAGTATAGTCTACTATCTTTTGACGGATAGGGTCATACCATTTGATAGGCAACTCTACAGATGAATTCCAAAACACTTCTTGTGTTGAGGAATACATCCTAAGAGCTGATTCGGCTTTGAGCGATGTGAGATCAAAGTCGGGAGGCACTTGTGCAAGATATACAATACCGGGAAGGACGGAACTAGCTGTTAAAGTAACTTTAAAAGTTGGTTCGCCCTGCCAGTAACGGTATTTCTTAGCAGAAGTAACCTCCATTTTACCAAAGGCATTATGGGAAATAGGAATAGCAATAAATCTTAAATCTAAGGACAAAGGTGTTGAAATTGCGCCTACAAAATGATAATCTTTTTCAATTTGAGTTTTTCCTGTTTCTAGAGTATCATGAATTCGGGATGTTTCCATGGTTACTCCATCGAGTTTTTGTGGTGAACGTGTGTCGAGTGATTGATTTTCTACTTGTTCGGTGATTGTTTCAGATTCAATTCCCTGAGTAACACCCTCTATAATTCTAGGTTTTCGTCGAAAAATATGAGGGGTTCGTCCATTACCTGATGGAATTGGTTTGGAACATTGACAAGGAGCTGTTGAACATTTACTGCACATACCCAGTTCGTTAAGAACTGAAGTGAGTTCTGATACAACAGCTGGTTGGCTGGGATCATAATCTATTTTATGATGGTAATTTAATGTAGATGTATTAAAGAATATAAGGAGTTGCATTCCGGATACGTCAATTTGACCTGAAAGTATTACAAGGGTAAAAGGTATTACGATTTGTGTTACGGCAGGGGTTGGGTCTTTCCAATAGGGTTGTACTTGCAAATTTGTACGGGTAGGATCCCACTCTGAACCAGGAAGTTGCATAACATCTTCATAGCTAGAATAGGTTCCCTGTACAAGCCTACAAAGTAAATTTGAGAAAGGATTTTTGTTTGATTTAATTGTAATAACTGGCATATGTGACTTAAGATAATGTCTAAGATATTCTCTAGTATTAACATATGGGTATGTTGCTGCAACGACTGATAAATCTAAATTAAAATTAAATGGTACATATTTATTTGTAGCTGAAATTTCAAGTTCCTGAAGGAACATATTATGATGATCTTCTCTAGGATTATTATCGTACATTTTTCCGTACGTTTCTTTAGCTTTTTCAGAATTAGAATTATATTGATATTCGAATATTTGTTCAGTACCAAAAGTTAATAGGTCATCAACACATTCCTGTCTTTTGCTACGCTTAACGTAGTAGTCAAGGATTGCTTTATAACCACTTAACTTAGCAAGAGCCTTTGATTTTGCAAACGTCGCAAACACTACATCATTTTCATGATATAGAGTATACATTACAAGATCAGGGCTCTGTGAAACTACACAAGTACTAAAACTAGTTTTAAATTTTGGTGTCAACATATTAAAGCCATTACAAACTTGGGAAATTGGGTTAGTAATTTTAGGATTAAGTTCTATATGGGTTGGTAAATTTTCGTAAACTACAGTATGTTTGGCAATTTGAGCCATATTTTTAAACATTGAAGCATCTTCAATATTAAGATCTATATGATCAGGTACAGAATTGAAAACTATAGTATGTGAAGATTCACCCCTCTGAATTTCTTTAGTTTGAGGAGATGAATCTATTTGTAGAGTTCCGGTAGCAAGAGGGGTATAGGTAGGAATTTGACCTGTTATATTAATCCAATTAATTGCAACCTCATCTTGATAAGCAGTTCCTGCTAAAGTAGCAGTAGTAGCAACAGGATAAGTGCCGGGTTGAAATAATACGGGAGAAATTCTAGCATTTCCTAAGTTAGTACCAGAACTACTAGAATAATAACCAAATTCACCAATCATAGTGGAATCGACAAGTATTGCACCAACTTCTGAAGTTGGTAAAGCTGGTACTTGTAGTGAATAAGTTCTTAATATTAAATAGGTTGGTTCGAAAATTTCTATATCACCTCTAACTGTTGTTCCGGCTGGGCAATTAGCATCTTGAGGTAGAATAGTTATAGCTCCAGATAATAAAGTCGGAGGTGTTGTAGTAACAGGTTGAGGAACATAAGTATACATTTTATAGGGTGCAAAATAATATGAAATAGATAATGGTACATCATTTCCTGTTGATGTAACAAGGTTAGTAAGATTTCTAACATTTAAATAACCAAAAGTTTCAGCTGGGTCTGCATCTGTTTCTACTATATAATTAGGATCAGACCAAGGCATAAGCACAAAAATTTCGTTAGCAAGCGAGGGTAACCAATTAAAGCCAATTTCATTAATATGTCGATTATTACCAAAAGCTAAAGTGTCAAACGATCTAGAAACCCAATAAGATTGAGCTTGGTAAAAAGCGGGTTTACAAATCAATCTAACTAAAACATGGGAATTAT